GGACATGTCGGAGAATGCGTCTTTTAGGGCTTGCTCGTCGGGGGTGAGGGCGGGCGCGGACGGCACATAAGGCTTGAGTATTGGCGTAACAAACGATCTTGGCGTGAGTTTTTCCTGCGCGTCTTCACGGTAACGCTCGAAGTTTTGCCATTGGTCAGAAAATCCGTTTGTGCCGGTGAAGTCTTTTTCAGCTTGGTCGATCAGAGAAACCACTTCACTCCATTTTTCGGAGCGTTGAGCTTTTGCCACGGAGCTCTTCAGCTTCGTGTAAGCTTTCTGACTTTCTTCCTCGGGCGTGAGAGCCACCGGGGATTTCTCCGCAGCCGGGGTTTGCGGGGTGTCCGCGAGAGGGGCGACGACCGATCTCACGCTACCCACCGGAACCAGAATCGCCGCGCCCGGATTGCTGTCAGGATAAATCGAAACCGCTTCTTTCGACGCCAGACGAACCACGCCAGTTCCAGCGATTCCCTTATGCTCAAACTCTACCCTTTGACCTGGCTGTAATGGTGAACCAGCGCCGTTGCTTGATGCCTGCTGAGTCCCGCCATTCCCACTAGGGCTGCTATCGCCCCCTTGTGCGGGCGTGATGCTAGTTCCAACACTCGGCTTGCTTTGAGCGGGCTGAGCTGAATCAGCTTTTGGAGTTCTTGGGCGTGATTGGTTTTGGTCTGTGACGTTGGTGATTCCATATTGTTTTAGCAGTTCTTCGACCCGATCCATGTTTTCGATCAGGTCTTTGGAGAAGTTTGATGAATCCGCACGGAACTCCGCGACGAACGCCTTGAGGGATTCGAGGGCTTGATTGATGAAGTCTCGGATTTCCTTCACTCCCAACGCGGCCTTGGTCGCCTCGGTCGGATTACCGGTCATCATGTCTTGCAAGATCATCCGGTTGATCTCGGAGACTTGAATCCATGCGGGGGTGCCTTTTGCTTTCAGCGTCACGCCATAGGCGTCAACGGCCTTTTCGTAGAGACTCACTTCTACGGTGTCGCCGTTTTCATTAGTCTCAAGGAACTTTATGCTCTTGAACTCTTGAATCAGAGTTTTCGAGTAGGCTTCACGCCATTTCTCGAACGAGAGCTTCGTTTCCTTCGCCTTTACCTGACGCAGATAGATTTCACGGAACGTCTGGAGCTGCGACAAGTGGTGAAGCTCCTCGAATAGAACGCGGTCGAGCCAGACCTTCGCGTCGGTGTCAGAGAGTCCCGCCGTGGCGATCTCTTGCACCAACAACTGAGGATTCAAGTGAACGCCGGAGCCTTCAACGGTTTCCGCCTTGGCGGTGAATTTCGTGTCGAGCTTGAGAACTGAATTGATGGCGGGATTCTTCTTCCACGCGCCCAGCGTCTCGGTGACGAGCTTGGAAACCTTGGCCACCGTCGGCTTTGGAATGTCCTCGATTTTCACCGTCGGGAACTTCGCGTCGAGGTGGGAAACAACTTCATCCAGCGTCGTTTTGTTGGTGACGGGCATTCCTGTCTCTTGCGCGACACTGAGGATTTCGGGGGTGAGGGCTTTCAGAACACCGGAACGATGTTCGGCGATGATGGTGCGGGCTTTGGCAACGGCGGCGGGTTTGGGGGTGGCGGGAGCGTCGAAAATCTCATCAGGATTTACGGATCGCGTCTCTCCGTTGTCAAACGCCACAACCACTTTTCCAAACGCGGTTTTTGCGACTTTCCCTGTTTGGCCTCCAACAACAACTGGCTTGCCAGTGTAATTTGACGCCTCGCGCTTGGCTTTCGCCTGTTGCTCTTTGCCTGTGAGATTGCCAGTTAATTTTCGCACTTCAGCGGCCCGGATCATTCCCGCAGCCTTGCGCATCTTCCCTGCTTTTTCTGGATCGTTTTTTGCCCATGAGTCGGCAAGGCGAAGAGACGATTGATACCTTTCTTCGATCGCTTGTGCCTCGGGCGAAGCTACCGCACCTTGCACTTGCGCTTGGGGAGTCCCAGCAATCGGCGCGCTGCCGCCAGCAATGCCAGCGTTCGCGGGTGTCGGCGTCCCAACTGGCACCGATGGCATCGGCACTTGTGCTTGCGGGGGTGGGGCTTGCGGGTTCTGCTCATTGGATTGAGGTTCTGGGAAAACGTAGCTTTGCGGGTTCTCTGTAAATGAAACGACGGGTGAACCCGTTGAAGGGTGAGGGATGATGTCAGCGATTACACGCGGAATGCCTCCGTGAACGATCGTCTGGCCGACGGCGAGCGGAGACGCTAATCCTCCTCCACCTGGAACTCCGACGCCGGGATCGGCCACGAGCGGAGTCGCTGGACCTCCCTCCACCAACGGCTGAACTCCCGCTGCCGGATTCGGGACTTCATTTCCTCCGGCGACTCCGGCGGCAGGGGGGGCAGGTTGATTTGGTATTCCATTTTCAGTTCCGGTTACGGCGGGTGCGACAGCCACCGCCTGATTCGGCAACACGCCGTTTTCATGCGGGGCGAACATGCCAGCGACGGCTAGTTCAGCCTCCTGCGGCGAATTCGCCTGAACTCGGACGGGCGGACCAGTGCGGACCGGCACGTCAAAAAATGTTTCCACGGGCGCATTTGTTTCTAAGGGGAATTGCAAACCCGTAGCAGGATCTCCCTGCTCACCATTCTGCTGCTCCGTGGAAAGTTGTGCCGGGGCTTGCCCGGAAATCTTCGCGGCCTTCGCGGCCTCGGCCGCCTCAGTCCTCCGCTTCTGCGCGCCTGCAATCGCCGTCTCTTCGTTCGTGACGAAGTTGGCGGCGGCGGGGAGGATGGATGTCACCCGCTTGATGGCGGCGTCTCTGATGATTAGATCGACGGCTTCCGTCTCCGGATCTTCCCTCAACGTGACCTGAATATCATCCAACCCGACTTTCGCCAGCTCCTCGTCGGACATCGGGGTGGGAGTTTTTCCCTTTTCCCCCTCGTTGAATCCAAGCGATGCCAGCTCGGCTTTAGTCAAATCTTCCAACCGCTTGCCAGCGGCGATCTTTAGAACCGCCCGGACGCCCTCGGCTCGTCCCTGCACCTTCGCCTTGCCCTCTTCGGCGAGCGTGACTGCATTCGTGTCACCTGACGCCTTGGCGGCTGTCAGCGCCTCCTCAGCGGCAGCAAGCGATGCGTCGTCTTCCGTCGAAATGATCTTCATCGCCCGTTCCATCCGGACGCCTTCGGCAAATCCTTCAAATCCACGGTTCGGATTCACGATGCTCGCGGCACTGACCACTTCATCCGCCGATGGTGCGGGGGCTTCGGGGTCGATGGCGCGGAGGGCTGTGGTTGTCGCTTTGACTGCTGCGTCTCCTTCGTTGGTGCTTTTGAGTGCATCAACTCCCTTGGATGCAATTTTGACAGCGCCGCCAGCACCACCCATTAAGCCCATGAGGGCAAGGGTTTGTGGTGCAACTTCTTTGAACGCCTCGACAACGCCTCCAGCAGACCAGTTGGCGGAAACCGTGCTTGGATCACGTCCAGCAACGACTTCTTGCATTTTCTGTTGGTCGGCGGATTGCTCAACCTGCGTGATGGTTTCCGTGGCAAGCTCGGTTCCAAGCGCTGCTCCGGCAGCTCCGGCTTTTGTGGCGATTTTTCCGCCAGCAGTTGCCATGAATTTTGCCATGAGTGGCTTACCTAACCCAAATATGATTTTACCAGCGCCAAGAGAAACGGCGTTGCCGACCGCCTCGGGGCCAGCTTCCCAAAGCGCGGTATTCTGCGCGATAGGCATTAGAGACTCGTATGCCGATTGCTTTTCCTCCTCGTTCATCGCCCGCCCGCTCTTACGCATGGACTCCGCTTCAAGGGCTTGGAATGATTCGTTGAGGAACGACGCCCCGGCCATGCGATAGGCCGCTGTTCCAGACGCGGCCATAGCAGCGGCACCGCCACCAATAAGGCCGCCAAGGCCAGCACCAACGGGGACGGTTACAATTTCTTCGGGAGTTGCGGCTTGGGGTCCGGCAAAGCCAGCGATTGCGGCAATACTTGCGCCAGTTGCGGCACCCGCTTTTGCCCCGGCGATAGAAGCGGGAATTGCTGCGGCCATGCTTCCAGCCGTGAAACCAAGGCTTTGACCAGCTTCGCGGAAACTTTCACCCACCGATGAACTTGTTCCCGCCGCTTGATTCGCCGCGGTCTTTGCCTGCATCTCCTTGTTGAACGCATCCGCCTCGGCGAACGCGGCTTTGGCGGATTCAGAGTAAGTGTCGGGGCGTTCCATCCCCTCGACTAACTGGTAAAATGCAGCAGGGGCAGTGACACCAAGCCCTTTAACCGCATCCCAAATGCCTGAAACGGTATCGCCCATTCCAAAAAACGGCTTCTCTTTTTCCGCTGCGGCCTTCACCCCCTCAATCGCCTGCCCCGCCTCCACCTTCTTCTCGCCGGCCACTGCGCGGGCTTGAGAGATTTCCGCCTGACGCGCCTGAATTTCCTGCAAGCGAGCGGCGGGAACTCCACCAGCTAATTCCTGACCTAACGCTTTCTCTTCCTCCATCGCCGACTGATCGGCGGCGTCGGCTTCATCACGCTGAGCAACGGCGGTCTGCACCGGATCAACCGGGGCAGGTGCCTCGCGGCTTGACCACCATGATTCATGGTCGGTGTTGCCAAGATTCGTCGCCTTGACCTTGGCGTCGTATTTCCGCTGCTCCAAGTCGGCGCGCTCGGCGCGGTATTCGTCGTCGGCGACGAGTTGGGCCTTGAGCTGCTTGTGTCGAGGATCGGTCTCCGCCAGCACGGAACCCTCCAGCTCGATGTCCTCCCGAGCCTTCTTGCTCAACTGCTTCGCCTTGAACGCCGGATCTTCCAACCGCAAAGCGTGCGAGTCGTATTCGGCGGCCGCCGTGCGTTTCTCGCGGTCAAACAGACTCTTGCGAGCGAATCCGCCGACGTTCGGATCTTCCGTGTAGAGTTCCGCGTCGAACTGCTCGATGCCGTTGCGGGTTTTTCTCAGTAGGCGGCCATTGTCGCCTCCCCATGTTTCGTGGGGAGCGGAAGATTCGTTGTCCTTCGATGCGATCGCCCGCTGCTCGTTGGCAATCGCTACGCGGTCCCGCTTGTTGATGGATTCATTGGTGATAAACGACTTCCAAATCGGTGTGCCGGACCCTCCGCCACCACTCCGTTCACTCGGATTCGCATCGACGGCTTCGCCACGCGCAACGCCTGGCCCTTTCTGGCGGAAAATTTCATCATCCATGAGTGTTCATTGAGTTGGTGCCGGAATCCACCGGCGGTCGTTTGCATCCTATCGGGGATGCCCGTTATTAAATTCTCGCTTTACCGGTCCGCAGTTCCTCCGGCGTGGCCGGACGTTGGGCGACTACGCGCTGGGAGACTGGTTGCGGCTTCTGAATGGCCGGCTTGTCAATCCCCTGCGCCCGGAGTGCCACCTGACCGCCGATGGCGTTCCGGGTGTTCACGTCGGCATTGTTGAAGATCCCTTGCGTTTCCTTGGCCAGTGCCGGATCTGCGCCGTAAGCGTGCTGGCGTTCCATGGCAGAGGCGTGCTGATTCATCACGTCTTGGTTCGGCTTCACGATTGCGCGTGGCGCGGTGACGGCCGCTGGTTGGCTGGCGGGTCCGCGCATCGGGAGAGCGGCGGGAGTTGGTGCCGTCGGGGTTCTCAGTGACGACGGCAAGGCGCGGTCGGCGGCAGCGACGTTCTGGTTGCGGGCTTGGTAGTCGGCGCGCATGGCGTCAAGCGACGGTGCTGCCATCGGCGGCTTCGCTGCGCCATACAACGTGTCAGCCTTGGTGTAGGTCTTGCGGCCTCCGACCATGCCTGTGAGTTCTTTGCCTTCGCCGGGTTCAAAATCGTATTTGCTATCGGGGGCGGGGGCGGGGGCGGGTGGTCCGACGAACGGGGGTGCGGAGGGAGTAGCGGCAGATGTAACTGCGGCAGCGGCGGGCTGGACGTTGGGCTGGACGTTGGGCGCGGGATTCATTGCTGAAGCTGGCGGTCCGACAAATGCTGGCGGTCCGACAGTCGGAGCAGGTTGGACCCCAAGTCCTACGGCGGCGGCCTGACCTTGGCTCTTCATCTGGGCGGTCCTTTCGGCTGTCGCCTTTTCTCGTGCCGTGTTTTCGGTGGCGAGGGCTTGATTTTTCGCAACGTCTTTCGCGGCTTGGGAGTATGGATTCGCGTCCATCGCGGCAAACGGGCTTGCGTCGTTTCCAAGTGCAGCAATCCACTTCCCATCCTTCGTAGATCCATCGCCAATCGCGTTGATCTTCCCATCAGGACCGGTGGCCAGTCCCGAGGCATCCATGTTGAAATTGTGTGGGCGGGATACGGTGAGCTTCTCGAAGTCAGCGCCGGGGGCGGGTTTCTCGTCCTTCGCATTCGCCTGCGGAACCGGATTCTCCTTCGCCTCCTTGTCCCGTTGCAGCTTCAACTGCTTCGCTCGTTCGCTCGGGGCCATGCCTGCGCCGGGGTCGGCCTTCTTCGCATACACCTCGCGCTGGGCGGGGGTGGCTTTTTCGTATGTCCTTTCAAAAATCTCATCCGCCTCTTCCGGCGTCTTGCCTGCAAAACGGCCCATCTGATACCGGCCTTGGAAGCGGTCGTTGCCGTCTTTCCCCGGCGTAATCACACGCCCGGAGCCTGAAAACATCGACTGCTTGGCGCGGGCTTTCGCGTAGAGTTTCGGATCTTTCACCACTCCGTCATCGGTCGGCGGCTGGATCTGATTCACGGCACCTTTCTTCTTCTTTTCCTCCTTCTTCTTCTCCTTGCCTGGATAGCCCTCAACAATCTCCAGCTTGTTCGCCGCAACGGCTCCTGCTGCGCGTTGCCCCACTCCTCCAATGTCTTCGTCCTTGGCTGCCATGCCTGTGACGATTCATGAACTTTACGTTTCGTCAAGAAAAATGGTGGACCACAGGGGAGTCGAACCCCTGTCCAGAACTGATTCTCCTCACAACTTCAAACATGCTTATCTCCAACCCGGATTTTACAAGGCGGCCGGAGTCCTTGAGGGCGACTGGCTTCATCTTTCGATTCTTCCAATAGCCTCCACCACTGAATCATCGGCAGGACTCAGACTGTCTTTTGATCCGCTTTGAAGTCTCCCAGTTATCGGATCATTCCGGGGACCGTTACCTTCCGAGGCTTAGGCTGCGGCCAGTTCACCAGCTTCGGCATAACCGAAACGGGCAAGGATGGCGTCGGCTTCTGCGACGGTCGGGGCGAACTGATGTTTGCCATTTGGATTCGTGATCGGCTTTTAAGAGGCCAACCGATCAACCTCTGCATGCTATCGTGAGGGCCTTCTGTTCTGTCGAAACCGGAAGTGGCCCATTATGGTTGCGGGGCTTCCCGCTGTTGCTAAAAATGGGACCAGAAGTCGGGATTGCACCGACGACCTGCGGTTTAGAATTCCGCCGCTCTCTCATTGCTGAGCTATTCTGGGTATTTGGTGGGCGAGTCGCTTGAAATCAGAATCGGTTGCTGCCAAATACAGTGCAATCAAACGACAAGCCCTTTTGGTTGCGCGACTCGGAATCGAACCGAGTAATGAACCGTATGAGAGTCCCGACTAGCCTTTCGTCACCCGCGCTGAACGTCTTTACGTTTCGTCGTGGTGGATGTCAACCATTCTTCTCCGTAGCCTCCATAAACAACTGCGACAATAGATAGCAGAATGGCTCCTCGTTCCCGCTTTCGGCGCGAATCCCTACTGCGTCAAAGATACCGAAGATCACATGCGCCAGCTCGTGCGCCAATACCGCATGGCTCGAATACCAGACCAGCGACGTGTGCGGATGATACCATGACGGCTCCATAAGAAACCTCCCGGCTTTCCCGCTGAGGTCTTCTTCGCGCCCAAACAACTCCATCGCTGCACGCTCGAACGCCTTCCGACTCTTGGTGACGAACACCATGCCGGGGTATGGGCGGAGTGGGAGTTCTTTTAAATCCTTCCGGGTGAGTTTCTTCCGAACGCTTCTCATGACCATTGATTTCTCTTCACCGCCGCCCGCTGCATATACGACTCCCTCACCCGCTCCTGATAAGGAATCGCTGAGTCCAGGCAATAGCTTCCAAATCCAAGCGCAAGCACGGCATCATCGTGATGCCCCGTCGCTGCCTCGCTCCGCCCATTCGGCTTCACGATGAAATTCCGCAACTCCTTGATCGCCCATGGACAACGGATCTCGATGCCTTCGTTCACCTGCCCCCGGCCTGCCTCCCGGATCATCCGTGCCAGTCCTTCGATCACCATCGGTCGCGTCCGCAGATCTGTCATCCATCCGAGTGCCGTCGTCTTCGTCTGCTCGCGCCGGTTGAACATCTCGCGTTGATAAATATCCACGTCGCCACGCAGCTTCAGCAGCTCGACCAACCCTCTGTCCATGTTCATTTCGGGAACGATCAACGCCTGCCAGTGGCGCGCCATCCGCCAGACTTCTTCTTCGAGCACGTCGATGTCACACCAATCGCCAAACCTCTGCCCGTCCGCATGGAGCATATTCCGCATGACTACCGCCGGCTCATTCCACACGCCGTGCTGCAAGAATCCGGCACGCAGCACAAACACCGCATGGCTGTCGGGGTCATCGCCGCCTGTCTGACTGGCACCGGTCATCGGGTCAATCGCCATGAGATACCGGCATCCGATTCGCGGCTGCTCCCATCGAACCACCCGCGCTTGCTGCTCGGTCGTCGCCACCCATTGCACGCGGTCAGGTCCGGGGCGATACTCCAGCACTCCGAACTCACGCGGATTCTCGCGAGCGCGCTTGTCCTGGTATGCGAGTCCTTCGATACTGAAGCGGCCACGGCCTGAACGAAGGAATGCGCTGAACTCGTCGCTTGGGTAGTCTTCCTGAAACTTGTCGAAGTTTCCATTACACTCGTCACGCAGAGTCATCCGCATCCATGCCATCTGCCATAGATCCAGCTCCCACTTCTCCGCATATTCCTTCTCGAAGCTGGTGTAGTCGGCAGGGCTAGTAATCGCCTCGCCTGCTGGATCGGTGCGCGAGTCCCTGAATGAGAACCACGGATAGAACACTTTGATGTAACCGTTCTGTCCGGCCTTGAATTCCTCGAACGTGATCGCCCGCTGATACCGGTCGTAGTAGTCGCCGGATGCGCCGGATGCCGTGGATTCAAGGATAACGATGGTATCCGGCAGAAACTTCACCGTCTTCAGTAGGCCGCTCACCACTTCCGGGGCATTGGCGACGCCTTCGTTTGACAGCAAGGCCATTTCCGTAACGACGAGGAACTGATAGCCACCTGATCGACCAGCCGCAGCGTTGGCAAGCGTCATCCGGTCCATGCTCGATCCATTGTTGAATCGCGCCACCATGTCCTGCACCTTGCACGTCTTCGGGTTGATCGTGTCGTTGTTCGCGTAGATCTTGAGCATGTCGAACAGTTTGCCGCCTTGGTAGTGTGATCCACCCGCTATGCACCCTGTTGCGCGCTGTGCCTGCAATCGCGTGTATCCAGCACCCACTGAAACGGTTGAGCTTCCTTTGCGTCGAGGCTTGAGAATAATCATTCGGCATGGACGCTCGTTCTCGTGGCACCACTTGATGATGTCGCTAACGTCCCGTTGGAACTCGTTGCATGTTGGGCTAACGATGTTGCCTGAGTCATCGGCGATCTTCCCGCCTGTCTCCATCCAAGCGGCGGTGTCCCACTTAGCGGCTTCCTTGATAAGCTCGGCGATGTCCATCACTCCGCCTCCTGCATCAACTCCACCTTGACCACCTCCAGAACACCTACAACCGAGGCGAGCGTTAGGCCATGAGTGACGCGATAGGCGTCGATCGTCTCTTTGATGTCCTCGGCCAACGCGGTGATGTATTCGGGTGCATCCATAAGAAAATTTCCCGGTGTCCGCTCTCGCCGGGTCTGAGTGTATGAGCCTGTCAGGTGTAACAACTCACCTGACAGCCAGCGCGGACCGCTGGAGAATTATCATTAGACCGCAGCTACGGCGGATTTTTCCCAGCCCGAGGTGGAGCTGATGGCGACGTTGGCAGTAGCGGTGTAGAGGTAGTCGCCATCAATCATCTGGTCGCCCTTGCTCGCGGTGGTGGCATTGACGCCTCCGGTGAGGTTGGTTGCGGCCACGGCAGCGATTGCGCCGGTGACGGTGCCGGACGCGGCAGCTAGGACGAGAGCGGCGGCAGTCGCATCAGCATTGACGGCCGTGACGACAGCGGAGGCGATAGTCGCGCTGCCAGCAGTGACGACGATGTTGCGGTCAGTGGTGACAACGGTGAGGACGGCAGAGCCGACGCCGCTGATGAGGTAGGTGATCGTGATCCCGTTGCCTGCGGCACCTGCGGTGATGGCGGTGTAGAGGATCGAGTTGTCTGCGCCAGCAGGGTTGATCGTGCCAGTGGCGGCGACTCCGACAACAGGAGTGCCAGACTCAGGCCGTAAGCGATAGCGGCGGCCAGTGGCATCGAGCACGCGGAACTCTCCGTCGTCGTTGCAAAGTCGGAAATAGCCGGGGGCGGGAAATGTCTCGTCGATGTTTTTGATGTGCATGAACGCGAAGATTCACGGTCTTGATGTTTCGTCAAGAGAATCGCGCTAAAATCCCTGAAAAACCTCAGTACTTGTAATAATAAACATAATACGGAATCGGTGTTCCACGCTCTAGCCCTACTGCTTAGGGCGTTCCACGGGCTTTTCGTCTATCTAATTTCATAAAACCAGCGTCTAACATTGTTCCACGGGCTTATTTTCCGGAATCCTGTGGAACATTTTCAGCCTTCGCAATCAAGCTTTTCATCGCCGCGAGCATCGCCGGACTCGCCAGCGTCTTCATGTTCTCCTCCTCGGAGCGCGTGGTGATCGTCTGGTGGATCTCTTGGCGTTGGACGGGCAGGCCGACCTGATACGCGAGCCAGAGCTTTGCGCCGGCTTCACGGGCGCGCCAGTCTGGTTCGTAGCCGCCTTCCTTCGTTCGCTTGTCAGCCGTGAGCAAACTTTTAATCGTCTCCCCTACTTCGGCACTCGAAACGGTTTCGGCGAGCACCTCGGCAATCTGTCGGTTGATCTCTCCTGGGTGCGAGAGGCTGGTGATCGGTCGGCGGCCTTCGGGGAGTTTTGAGTTGATTGCTTCAATCAGGTCCATAACGCAAATTACTTGCAAATGTAGTTTTTAGGCAAGAACGGATTTTCGCGTCCGCACCCGCGCGCGCGAGGGGATTCATATTTTTGAATCATGATCCGACGATGCGACAATATTCAAACGCTTGTTTGAATATCTCTAGGATCGATTTCGGAGTCAGCCAGTCCGATTTGGCACCGACGCCCACAAGATCCGCGAAACGCCCGCCACGTTGATCCTGACGCAAACAGCGGGGATCTCTGTGGTCCGTCGAGTTGGTCGGGATGATGTGGATTCCGGTGGTCATGGTCGGTTTGTCGAGTCGTGGAGAGTTGTGGAGAGTTGTCGAGAGTTGGTGCAGTGCAATGTTTTCGTTCTAACTAATTTCCAGCATTTCCGATGCTGTCGCCGGTAGTGCAATTTGCAATAGTGCAATTCCCCTCTAAAGAGGGGGGAATATTGCACCATTGCACCAAGGGCATTGCACCTACCCGGCGGGGGTGCAATATTGCACTAAAAATTGCACCAATATTGCACCATTGCACTGTGTTCGTTTGAGTAGCGGTTTTTGGGGTGTAGTTATTCGCGGCCTGGTCGGCTTAATTAACTGTTCAGCAGATATTCAGAGTCGTGCATTCTTGATCTTGGCGGCGATCCATGCCGAGCGCGTGAGTTCCCCGCGTAGTGCATCCAGCTTGTCCCATAGCTCGGGCGGTAGGTTGATGCTGGACGTTGTGACGGTGCGGCCTGTCGGCTTCCGCCCGGCCCCCTTTCGGGGGCCTCCTCTTGTTGGTTTCATTTCCGATATTCCCGGTAGGTGGTTCCGTCTGCGAGAGTCACGGTGCGGGCTGCTTTGTGGCTCTTCATGTTTGGGGTTTCGCTCCATGGCCCGGCGATCACTTTTTGGTCGATCACCTTGAGGGCTGAGAACTTCACCCATGTGCGGGGTGAGTCGCTCCAAGCGACGCGGGCGCGGCCTTCGTTGATTTCGATCACCTCGCCCTTGCGTCCGTTGGTGTAGTCACTGGCGATTCTTTCGACCTGAGTTCCGATTTCGATTGTGGTTGTCATTTTGTTTTGGGGTTCGCTTTCGCTTACGTGAATAGAGATACCCTTTCCTTTTGATTCCGTCAACACGCTTTTCAATATTTCTTCGTTTATTTTCACACCACCCCAAAAGAGCTGAACAAGTAGGTGCTGGGAACGGCGGGGAACGTCTCACTTGGAATCGGCGTCCAACGTCCGCCGTCCCAGACCATCAGCGTTGAGTGGACCCCTTTCGGGGCGGAAAAAAGAATTACGCATTTTGCGTAAAATAAAGCTTGTTGTTTTTACGCACCGTGCGTATTGTCTTCCCAGTTGCACGACGCGACTACCCAAACCACCAAAACAACCAAGACCATGACAACGACCATCAAAATCAGCAAGACCACCTCCACCCCTCGTTACGGCTCCCGCAACTGGGTCAAGTCCCTCAAGGGCGACTGGACTTGGTGCATCCAGGGATACAACGACAGCAGCGTTGCGGTCCTCATCAAGTGCGGAGCAAGTGATATCGCATACATCTCGTTGGACGAGGACGGTGACATCTACGACGGCAACAATGAGCGCATGTCCCACAATTTTACCAACTGCATGATCGGCGAGGCCGCTTACTCCGATTTTGTCGAGTGGGCCGAAGCCGAAGCCAATGCCGATGAGATCAAGGCAGCGTTTGAGGCCGACGATCACAAAGCCAATAGCCTTTTTGCCTAAGCCATGAGAGTCACCACCCATCACCCATCCAGTCCCTATGGCCAGCCCGTCATCCTCGCGGATGACGGGTCCGTCATGGACTACGGCCCCGGCATCAAAGCGATCCGCGAGAAGGCCGGATTGACCACTCAGCAGCTCGCAGACGAGATCGGGGTTTCCCGCCGCACCGTCGAGGGTTGGGAGTCTGGCCGGATGCCGTCCACGTTGGCACTCCGTGCGCTCGCACCGCTCGCCTAACCCAAAGACACTCAACAAGACGCCGCACACAACCATGACCCGCTCCGAGTTCGGAGCGGGTTTTTCGTTAGGAAGCGCAAGGCGCGGCAGAGTGGCAGAGAAGGTCATGGTGGGAAGATTTAGGCGTTCACGGGCCGATTTCATATTCCCCCGATGCGTTTTTGACGACGACTCCCGCCTTGATCCACTCCGAAACTTTGTTCTTGGCCATGCGCTCCTTGACCGCGAATCGGTCCACGACGGCAGGCCAAAGCTCCGAGTATGCCATGGATTCTTCATCTCCAAAGATGTCTTCGAGCCCTGCGCGGTCCTGATCCAGCTTGCGGGATTTCGACCGTTGAGACTTCTCGGAGTTGCGCTCGGCCTCAACTTCACGGGCTGATCCAATGACCGTGTGCATGTGTTCCTCATCGTTCCAGACGAAGCAAACGCCCTGATTCTGAGGGATGTCCCGCTTGCGCATATCGGTGCCGTAAAGAGTCGAAACGCCGTCCTTGTCCTTGTCGATTCGGAGGTTGGCGAAGGCTTTGCGGTTGAGTTCTGACCCGAGATGCCCACGAGTTTTTCCCTGATCGGTGCCGGGGTTTTCGTGGAGGATGCACACTATCGCCACGTTGTGTTTGTGGCAGATTGCCATGAGTTTAGCGACCAGCTCTAAAGACTCCTCCTCGTCGTTTGGGCTGGTGCAGAGGTCGGCCACGCCGTCGATGATGACCAGATCCACCGTGCCGCGTTGGCGGATCTGGTCGGCGATGACGGATTCAAGGATCGCCAAACGATCGCGCCGGCTGAACTGGACGAGAGGAATCGAAACCAACCGGTCGAGGAATTGTTTGTTGCCGCTGCGGGCGAATGCGCGGGTGACGAGCGCCCACCAGTCGGCAGGGGATTGCTCGGTGTCGAGGTGGATCACCGCGCCGGTGTGGCGATCCGCTGTCCAGTCAATGCCCAGCGTGTCGCCCTTGGCTTGGAATCTGCCACGCAGGGCTGCGCCGAGGATGCTGGCGACGACCGCAGACTTGCCGACCTTGGCTTTGCCTTGCAGGACGGTGAGGTTTCCACGGGCGGCAATGGGTGCCTGGCCGATTTGCATGAGAACCTCGTCGGCGGGAGGTCGGGCGAATGGTGAGTATTGAAGAGCGTAGGCGCGAGCGAGTAACGGGGACGTGGACCCAGCAGCGTCTGCGATGTCCTTGAGGCTGGTGACGGCGCGCAAGAGGATTTCTGCGGACTCGCCGGGACTGGCTTCGAGGTCGTCGATGAGCTTACGCGATGCTGTCATAGCTGACCGCGCGGCTGATTTCTCGGCGAGGATCTGAAGATGCTGGTCAAGACACTGAGGGAGCAGCGCATAACTGTAAATATCAGCCAAGGATGCAGCCCCGCCTGCCCGGTCGAGTTGACCGGAGTCGAGCAGGCGTTGAGCGAGCAACGGGAGGTCGGCGTCGGGATGAGCTGCGAGAGCATTCCATATTACCCGGTTTCCGGGAGAATAGAAATGATCCTCGGAAACGCCTGCTTGCTGGATCGCTGGTCGAGTTTCCGGCCATGCCCAGTAGAGGGAGAGGATAGACTTCTCACTTCCTACCGAATGCGGGGGCGGGTTTGGCTCGGTGGCGGGCTGAACTAGGCGGAGGGGTGAAGATGGCGGTTTGTAATCCGGCAGGTCGTCCTTGGGTGGTTGGGCGTTTTCAGGCTCGAAATCGTAATCGGATGGGTCAAGGGCCATGGCGTTCATTTTCCAGATATAAAGTTTTCCACGGATTCAAAAGTGACGCGCACGGTTTTAGCGCCGAGGCTGATCGACGTGAGTTTGCCTGTCTGGATTAAGTGGGTGACGTGGCGCACAGAGCAGGATAACGCCGCCGCCACGTCCTTCTTTTTAAGTAAGCGAGGAATGGAAATTTTGGACATGCAGGGGAAAATGACAATTCCCCACGAAACATCAAGGCGGAAGTTTAAAAAATAAATAACGATATTTACCATACAGATGATTATTTTTCTTGATGTTCCGTAAAGTCGGGCGTATTGGTCAGTCGCATTGTGCGTGAAAACCCTCGTGGAATCTCATGCTGACCAATATCGTAAGTCGTTCCCGGGATTGGTTCCGGGATTGGTTCCGCCGAACGCAGAGGTATCCCGTGGAGACGGGAGCGCCAGCCAGCCACACCAAAAATCATGATAGCCACCACTGAAAGCCTGACTCGGGGCGGGTCTCCATCGGGATCACCGTCTTGTTCTCTGCCGTCATCTTCCGGCATCTCTTCTCTTCGCGTGCCGACGGATCGCCGCAAGGAAAAGCGCTTGCTGCCATTCGGGGGGCTGGCGCGTGCCATCAAGCCACGCATAGGCCGTCTGTCGGGGACATCCAAGGGCGGCGACGATCTGGGCGGCGGAAAACTCGGCAAGCGATTCGGCGAAGGTCATGGGCAAACCATACCCGATAAAAAAAAGTATGCAATGCAGAAAATAATCCTTGCCAAGTGTCTGCAATGCGGACAGAGTAACGCCGTCAACCAACCACTGCAATGCAACTCGAAACCATCATCAACTCAGCAATCATCAACGGAAACCGTATCCAAGAAAACGGAATCGGAACAATCTTTGCCACCGACAAGCAACTCAAGGAAATGGATCGCCACTCGGACAAGCAAGAGAAAGCCCGCCGCGCTCTTGGTGCCAAAGACCTTGGCCACTTGGACAAGCGCAATGAGGGCGGCGAAGTCCGCTACTACGACGGCGCAAACCGCTACGCCATCGTCAGCCGCTCGATGCGGGTGCTGTGGTTCACGAAGCGGAATGGCGGATGGTATGCCGCATGATGCGACCGGGCGGGGGTTCTTCCCCCGCCTCTCTTCCAGTGAAATGAACGACAAAAATCCTGCCACCGGCAGCAAATGAAACGACCATGAGCAAAGAAACTGAAAAGATAGTGCCGGTTGGCAGCGATGCCTTGTTCGGCTGGCCCGATGCTCCCGGATTCTACTGGTGGCGTGGCGCTCCGTCATTCCGCTGGGAAATTATGCAGGTGCTCGCCTACGGCGCGGATGACGATCAAAGCCGATACATGGCGCAGAAAGTTGAAGCACGACAAGTCATGCGCTCACTCCAAGTCTGGAAGGAGCGTGGGCCGGAATGCGGGGAGTGGGTGAAAATCCGCCAACCAGAAACGGTGACGGAACAACGCGAGCGCAAATTGCGCGAACATGTTTGCAACTTCAGCCGAGCCATGGATGGGACATGCTTCATCTGCGGATCTTCATCTCTGCCGAACGCAAAAAGCGCAGGCACCGCCGCGCATGAAGGGAAAACGATATGAAATTGAAAAGCAAATGGGCGGTTGTCCTGCCGCGACTTGTTCTGCGTCTTTGGCATTCCATCTGGATCGCCTACTGGCGCGAAAGAATGGATGACCCTGTAACATTCACGGACTCGTCTGGAATCTCAAAAGCACAACGGAAACACGCCGCCCATGTCTGGGCGTGGCGCGATACTTTTCCGCAGAACGCTGGGGGTATGGCGCGGGAACTAGCCGCGCAGGACTCCGATAACTCAAACGACATCGACGGCTAGTTCCCGTTGCCATCACTCCCTTGTTCTACCTCTTCCGAATCACCCCAAAACACCGAAAAAATGAGTAACACCAATAGCAGCACATCAGGAGGAATCGGCTTCGCCGGTCTCCTCACCATCGTCTTCATCACCCTGAAACTCTGCAATGTCATTGCATGGTCGTGGTGGTGGGTATTGTCGCCGATCTTGATCAGCCTTGGACTGGTTCTCGGCATCATCGCAATCGTGGGAATCATCGCGCTGATCGCAGCACTCATGAGCGGCCCGAAGAAAAGCAAACGCTGGTAATCACGATCTACGCGGGAAGGTCCGATCCCTTCTCGGTAGAACGACAAGGATCTGGCGCGGCGGGCGCTGGACTCCGAATAAACCAAACAGGCAACTTCCCGCCGTTGCCAGCATCCACTTGTTAGCCTTTCTTGATTATGAACGCACGAATGAAAACCGGGCTGATCGCCCTATACGACGAAGCACTACCACACGAACGCGCCGCCCTCCCGCTCGACGAGCGGGAGTATCTGGACGAGTTCTTGCGGTCCATTGATGGGAGGGAAATCAGACTCGTCTTCACGGCGGGAGACGCCTTTGAGGCAAAGGATAACGACATATGGCTACCGCCCTCCCTGTGGGATGAAATCTCTGAGGCTAACGCTGAGCTATGACAGCGCCGCGCAAGACTCCGATTCCTGACAGGGCGCTTCCGGCGCTTGTCATCAGCGTCTTGTTCATGGCCGAAAATGGACGCCCGAATAAAAACGAGAATCTCGTAAAATAAATATTGACCTTGTGCGAGAATCTCGTAAGTTGTGCGTGTTGCCACTGAGCAACACCAACAACAAACCAACCAAGAAAATGAAATTCGAATCCTACATCGCCAAGCAAGTCACCAAGCACACCGCCGCCGGCTTCCGCTCACTCCTCGCCTCCGAGGGCTTCGACTCCAAGGGCAAGCACAAGATCTTCTCCAAGATCACCGGAATCCAAAACCGCCCAACGTCCGTCACGGTCGAAGGTGCAAACGGAGAAAGCGTCACCGTCAAAACAGCATGAGCTTCGCCGACCAACTTAAAAGCGAGCGCGACCGCCTCGGCCTGACACAGGCCGGGGCGGAAGCCTTGCTCGGCCTCGGCAAGGGGCAAATCACAGCATGGGAAACCGGACGGAACGTCCCGCATCGTTGGATGCAGGAAGGCGCTCTTCGGGAACTCCGTGCCACCAAAAAACGCCCGAAGTGAAGGCCATGAACGCCTAGCTCTGGCACCCTCACCGCTAACCACTAAAACACTATGCAAACCGAAAATGATACATCGAAGCCCGAAACCGAACTCAAACAGGAGACTGGTGAGGGTTGTCCAGGAGTGACTTGTTCGTCTTGTCGTTTCTGGGGCGAACCGGGTAAGTTGTGGCAAACTGGTCACACGGAAGACGGAATCCAACTTCAATACTGCCAGCATCCAATGGTGATTCAGCCGACTTACGGCAAACGCGACAACCGCAAGATGCGGCGCGACGGAGTATCGACGTGCGACGAAGGAGGTTGCACAGGCGAACTCATCACGGGGCCGGACTTTGGGTGCATTCATTATCAGACGAACGCCTAGCTCATGGACGCCGACCAATTACAGCCCGAACTCGACAAGGACGCTCCTCGGCGTTCCATGCAGCGTCTTGTTCTGGCTCTTGGGGTTGAGGTGTGGCTGGGCGACTGCATGGACATTGCGCCGACGCTGCAAGGCGTGGATGCCGTGATAAGTGACCCGCCATATGGGATGGCATGGCCGTGTGAAAACGCCCGATTCAAGGGTGGAAGTGAAGCCAGCCAAAAACGCCGCCCGAAGAATCCAAGGATCTACGCGAAAGGCATCATCGACGATGACAAGCCCTTCGACCCGTCGCCTTGGCTCGCATGGGAAAAGGTGGTTCTCTTCGGCTCCAATCACTTCGGCGCACGCTTGCCAGTGGGAACCAAACTGATCTGGATCAAGCGAATGGATGCAGCTTTCGGATCGTTCCTGAGTGATGCTGAGGAAGCGTGGATGAAGGGCGGGCATGGAATCTACTGCAAGCGTGACTTGAGCATGGCGGGGGAAACGATGACCCGCGTTCATCCGACGCAGAAACCCGTGGCGCTCATGGCGTGGTGCATGGACAAAGCCAAGGTGCCGGAAGGTGCAACCGTGCTCGACCCATACATGGGCAGCGGGTCAACGATCATCGCCGCAATCCGCACCGGGCGGAAAGCCATTGGCATCGAGAAAGACCCGGAACACTTCAAAAACGCCGTGGAACGGATCAAGCGCGAACTCGCGCAAGGCGATCTATTCCGTGGCCAGAACGCATAAATCCTCCTACAGCCCGTGAACGCCACTCCGCCACTCCCTGAGCCTCCTAGCCACGCCACCGCTGAACTGCGGGGCGGTGGGCTGTTAGGAGCGATGCCTTGTTCTGTGTTGCCGGTGCCGTTCTACCGCGACGAATACGTGACGATCTATCACGGAGACTGCCGGGAAATCATGCCCATGCTGGAAAGCTTTGACCTCCTGCTGACAGATCCGCCGTATGGAATGAACGCTCTCGACGGATCGAGGACGACTCGCCGCTATGGCATGGCGAGGAAAGGAAACTGGGATGATGAAAAAATCGACGGGGAAGCCATCGCCGCCGCAATGGAGAAAGCCACCCTGCAAATCATCTGGGGAATGAACTACTTGTGCAACCTGCTGCCGCCTCACAAAAAGTTCCTGATGTGGCAAAAGCCTCATGTGGAGCACTTGGAAACGCGAAGCAGTGCGGAAATCGCCTTCACGAATATCCCAGGGCCAGCAAAACACCACCGATGCCGCTCGGACAGCAACCCGCAACACCCGACGCAAAAGCCGCTGGGGCTGATGCAATGGTGCATCCAGCAAGCGGGGAACGTGGAAACCATCCTCGACCCGTGGGCAGGCTCCGGCACCACGGGACACGCCGCAAAGAATCTCGGGAAACGCGCCGTGCTCATCGAGCGGGAGGAACGCTATTGCGAAATCGCCGCCGCTCGTCTCGCGCAGGACGTGCTCCCATTTCATACACAGAACAGTTAATTATAGGAACCAATAAGTGTCTATAACCACAAATCCGATCCGATGAGAACGATTGAAGAAGTAATGAAGGCTTTCGAAACGGCTGCGCTGAATGCGGGGCTGGCTCGGAATACTCGAAAAACCTACGGGCCGACGATCGCGGAGTTTGCGGGGATGATGAAGCGTGGAGAAATCACCGGGGTGCAAGACTATCTGAACCACCTGGCCAGCGTGAAAAAGATTTCATCGAACAGTGTGTGGCACGCTTTGAATCCACTGAAGTTTTTCTATGAAAAAGTTTTGCTGAAGGAGTTTGGGGAATTTGATCTTCCGAAGCGCAACCGATCGAAGCCAATGCGCTCGGTGCTCACGATGCGCCAAATCCTCGGCATGATGCAAACCATGCCAAGGGTGCCGCGATTGCAAGCGGGACTGCTGGCAGGAACCGGCATGCGGATCGAAAGCGACATGCTGACGCTGCGGCTGAAGGATGTGCGGATTGAGGATCGGGTGTTGACAATTTATGAGGCCAAGGGCGGGAAGTCCCGCGCGCTGCGGATTCCTGAATTCCTGGTGGCGGATCTGGAACAACAAATCATGGCCTGCCGGATGCAATGGGAGCGCGACCGCGCAAGCGGCATCATCTGCCCGCACAATGAGGAAAGTCTGATGCGCAAGTTTGGCCGCCGAACCTTTGGGACGCTGCCATGGTATTGGCTTTTTCCATCTCAGAAAGTCCATGGGACGGATCGTTGGCATGCGACTGACAAACGACTGGTGACGGCGCTAAAGGAGGCGGCGGAACTGCAAGGCATCACGCAACGGGTGAACCCGCATGCGCTCCGCCATAGCTATGCCACCGGCCTACTGCGCGATGGGGTGGACATCAAAACAATTCAAGAACAGCTCGGCCATACGAGTTTGGAAACAACACAGCTTTACTTGCATACCGCCGGCAAGACGACGGTGGATAGCCCGCTGGATGCGGAAGTAGCGAGAAATATTATCCCTTTACGAAGAACCGCATGAAAAAACGCCACACCATCGACCTCGACGCCGACGAAATCAAATCATTGCTGGCGATCTCCAGAAAATGCAACGCCACCGCACGCGCCGGAATCTATTCCGGCCGGCCGAGTTGGCGCGCATTGCTCCGAGAAATCGCAGCCGGGAGGGTGGTTTGCCGGGATAAACTGAAAAAGCCATGAAAAAAGGACTCGAATCCATTCCGACGGTAAAAGACGCGCATTCGCCATCTGGTCAGCCGTTCTACGCCCCGAAGTCCTACGCTGATTTGCCGGACTGCCCGGTTTGCAAATTCGGGACACCGATGGAGAAAAATGGAAAGCTCGTCTGCATTGATTGTAAGGCGGTGCTTAAAAATGTTCGGTAAATGTTCTGTGAAAGCCGGGATTCTTCACGTTTCGTTGGGATGAAAAACAGAGAAAAACACCTAAAAAACAAGCCAAAACCGATCTTTACAAAACGTAAAGAAGCACCCCTTGAGGGGTTCGACTCCCCTCGCCTCCACCATATAGAATCAAGGTTTTTTCGCTGTGTTCGGTAAATGTTCGGTGATCGGCGAAAACGCGGACACTGAAAACCAAGCCTCCGCTTCGGCGGGACTCTTGGCATCCAGGTAGGACTTCTTGATTTCATCCTCCGAATTTCCGGCCTCCATGGCCGTGACGCCCATTCCTTTCAGGGCGCACCGGAATGAAATGAAAGATGCCCGCAGGGCATTGTCCTTCCATCCGCCGATGAATGCGCCCAGCCGGGCGGTTTCTGCCACGATCTTCTTGCCGTCGCTCCGGGTGGGGGCGATTGTAGCGTGCATGGGGCCTTGGGGCTTCCTGAGCGGCAGCAGGATCGCCTTGAGTGCCGCGCACATGGGAATAACCCTCCGGCGCTTCATCTTGGCCGTGGCAGGGCTTACAACGATCTGATCGCGCTCGAAGTCAATGTCGCTCCAATCCAGCGGAGGTTTCCGACTCCCGGCGATCGGGCAAATCTCATCGGTCCTGATGCCCGCCAGCGCGGCGCCCGCGAGCCATGCCCGGAAATCCGGGCGAACATTGGCCAGCAAGACGCGCAGCTCGTCGGGCGTGTAGGTTTCTGGCACCGTGTCAGTCACCATCGGGATCTCCGCCTTCTCCGCCGCCGTGCGTTCATCGGGGAGGTATTCCCTGAGTCGGCACCACCGGAAGAACGTCACCAGCGACGCCCTGATGTTGCGGCGGGTCCGGTTTTTGTTTTTCGGGTTGGATTCCATATAATCCTCGATGTCCTTCACGGTGATGGATGCGAGGTCGGATTTCCCGTGGATGTCGATGAACGGCTTGACGTGCTTTCGGATGGTTCGGACGTTCTGAGTCGAACGACCGGCGTTCTTCTCCTTCAAAGCGAGAAATTCGGTGTAAGCGTCAATGGCGAGTTTCTTAGGTGCTTTCCGGGAATGCCATAGCAGGAACTCCTCGACGTGCTGGAGTGCCCCCGCCTCGACAATGCGTTGCAGTTTCCGGATTTCATCCGCTTCCAGGATGTTTAGATCCAGACTGCCACGGTAAATCGTCTGAGCGTGCTTCTTCGCGTCCCGCTTGGCTTTTTCGAGCGTGCTGCGGGTCACGTCCTTGCCTCCCTGCTTGAACCGCCAATACTCTCTTCCGGATGGGTGCCGCCATGGATAGACGTTCACGGAAACGGACTTGTATTTTACGACGTGCATGGTAGGTTTGGGCGTATGAAAATTAGCCCGCCTCTGTTTATGTTTGGTCTTTTAGGTTTTCTCGCGCTCCTGTTTTTTGGGCTGATGTCAAAAATATGGTCCGAAAACAAGCCTGTCCCGCAAACCCCAAAAGAGGTGTATTTGTCGCGAAAATTTGAAATGGAAAAATCGCCAGAAATGAGGCAGATGGAGCTTGAGGACAAGGCTCAAGAGCGCGACGGCGGAGATATTGGCGGGCCACAGGATAATCGCGGATACTCGGATTATTGATGTCGGTTTATTTTGATCTAAGCCTCCTTTCCTCCTGAAACGGAGGTTTTAGAGCAGAAAGCGCAGGGATGGAAGGGGAGCATTTGTTGTCGTTTCCCAAGGGATGAGGATAATCAGCGGAGTCGGGGTCTTCGTAGGTGTAATTTGCGGGATTGATGGAAGGGGATAGCAATCCGACTTCCTCCGCCTTGCGGCGAATAAGGCAGGTTATCACGGCGGAGGAACTGAGGTGTTGATGGTCCGCGAGGTCTTTTAAGACTTCGTGCGTTCCGCGCGTCAGGGAAATGTTCACGCGGACTGCCTCCAAGGGGTTTTTATCCTTTGGTTTCGTGGTTTTTTTTGCGCTCATGGAATGGACTATACACCCACGGAATACACACCGCAACACGATTTATCGTGTGTATAAATAAATAATTGTAAAATTGATGTTGCTTGGTGCGCAAGGCTTGTGTAGCCCTTGCGCATCGAATGAGCACAAAGCAAATTACACGCAAGCGGGGCGCGCCCAAAAAAAGGGTCATAAAGGTTCGCCAAAACATTTCCATCAACCCGGCCATTTTGAAGGCGGGGCAAAAAATCGCCTTTGCCTCTGGCTTGTCATTCTCGACATGGCTGGAGCAGTTGATTCGGGAAAACCAAGCAAGCATTACGGGGAGGACGGGGGCATGAACGACATCATCCCAACCAGCGCGCCATCGTTATCAGTCACCACCTCGATTGGACGCATGGGATACCGAATTCTTGAAATCAGCGCAAAAGACATCGGGCGCATAATTGGAATGACGAAACTCGAAGTCCTCCAAGGTGCCGGAATCAATAACAAGAATCAATGGGTGCGAGGATATTATCCCGTAGGCATCAGCGTTATGGATAGCGTTCACATGGTCAATGGGCAAGGTAAGCTCGCAATACTTAATTATTGGAACGAGGCTATTCACAAATACGTTCCACGCAACAAGCGGGAGTTGCTCTACATAAAGTCTGTCGAGCAAGACCTCATGGCCTGCGCTTTGCGATTATTGATCGATTTAAACGGCGATGATTTCGATGATGAGGCGTCGCGGTTAGAATCTGAGGAGGCGTATGCCGCTGATTTTTTGGAAAAGTCGCACCCTGATTATCAAAGCCAGTGCTTTTTCAACGAAATGCTTAAACGCATGAAATTAGCAGGCCCCTGTCGCCGTAGCGAGATTGGATTTGTCTATGTTATTGAATACGCAAACTCGGTCGTGAAGATCGGAAAGACACAAAAGCCAAAAGAGCGGTTGGCATCACTATCCACAGTTAGCTCTTCTCCGATACTGCGAGTTTTTGTATCATGCGAAAGCAAACATTACTCAGTTATCGAGCGGCGTTCTCATAAATATTATGATGAAGAGCGACTGCATGGGGAAATGTTCACCGTTCCTTTTGAGGATGCCGTGAATTTTATCGCCGCCGCCGTGGCTGCCATGAATGAAAAAGACGCAGGAAAAGCCACCGCATGAAAATCACCCTCGCCATCATCATCGGAATCAACGCCGTGGTTTTCGCGGTCATTGCCCACCTCCACCTCTGCCCAGGAATTTAACCACCATGGAATCCGAACACCAATACCGCCACCGCAAAATGATCATGGCGGGCCGAGTGATCCTCGCCTGCGCACTCATTCTCGCCGCCCTCGTCGCCATCACCGTTTTTTCCGCATGAACATCACCCTCACCCCCGAACAGCTCGAAACCGTTCTCAGCCAAGCGCGCGCCGAGATTGTCCAGCACATCCTCACGGAGTGCCGGGACCGGATCACGCTCATCAGCCGGTCACAGGCGGCTGGCTTACTCAACGTCGAGCCTCGCACGATGGACGCCATGGGAATCCCCCGTGTCTCTCTCTGCGTTGGGAAGCGTATCGGCTACCGCCTGTCCGACATCGTCTCTTACATCGAAGCAAATCTGGAACGATAACAATTTTCCGATCCGGTGGATGGGTGGCGACCTCTAGTGCCTGACCTGCTGGTCTTTAAAACTCCCACCGGATCGGGACACCCTACGAAACATGAACTTCACCGAAAAATTTCTAAAATCATTGGATGCCTGCAAAGAGCACCACATCACGACGTTCAGCCACATCGCCACGCTGGCGATACTCAACAAATCCGAGAAAGGCGTTTATATGTCCAATCTGGCAAGGTTGCTCAAGATCAAGGCGGCGTCGGTCACGACAATCGCCGACAAACTCGCCGCCATGGGCTTGGTGAAGCGTGTTCCAGACGAAAAAGACCGCCGTGCATTCCGCCTTCAGATCACCGCCGCTGGCCGTGACGCCCTCGACATCATTCTCCCAAACAAATAATAACAGTATGAGCCTATTAAATAACATCACACGCGGGCCAATCGTCCGCCCTCACTTCATCGGCCTCTACGGGGTTGGTGGCGTTGGTAAATCATCGTTCGCCGCAGCCGCCCCGAAACCGATTTTTATCGGCACCGACGACGGCACCGGCACCATGGACGTTGCGCGGTTTCCGATCTTGGAAACATGGCAGCAAGCCATCGCCGCAATCGACACGCTCGAAAACGAGAAGCACGAATTCGAGACAGCGGTTTTCGACACGATCAACGGTCTGGAACCTCTGCTTTGGAGTTTCCTTTGCCGGGAATCAAATTGCAAATCCATCGAGGAGATCGACGGCGGGTTCGGCAAGGGATACGTCCGAGCCACTGAACAGTGGGTTGAATTCTTCAAGCGCCTCAAACGCCTGAGAAACAAAATGAACGTCATCGGTCTTGGTCACTCGCTGGTGAAAACCGTCGAGGATGTCATCGAAGGCGAACGCTACGACCGCTATCTGCTCAAGATGCACCAGCAATCCGCGGCGACGTTCCACGAAGCCGTGGACTGCATGTTCTTCGCCAACTTCCAGACATCGTTCCGCAAGGAGAAAGGCGCGAAGAAATCCAAAGCGTCCGGCGAAGGCCGGCGCGTCATGTACACCGAAGAGCGCCCCGGTTTCCTCGCCAAGTCCCGCTTCGACCTCCCGTCCGAAATGGAACTCTCATGGGATGAATTCGCCAAGCGCGCAGCGGTCGCCAAGACCTCTGCTAGTGTCGATGAACTCGCAGTCGTGTTCAAGGGCATCGAGGCCGAGGCGACTGCCTATCTGGTCAACATCGGCTGGCTGGTCGATGGGCAGGCGCTCACGGACCTGAAAGAAGCCAAGCGGAAGAACATCCTCAACAAAGCCGATGGCTTCCGTGACGCCGTGAATAAATACACCGCTGAACTCTCCGCCCCTGCCACCGATGAATGAACCATACCTGCCTAATATTTTTGACGATCCCAACCAACTGAAACTACCACTATAATGGACCCCACAAAATACGAATACCAAGACCCAGCAGACCGCGATTTCATTGTTTTCCCGAAAGGCGAATACGCATGGAAGATTCTCGAAATCAACGAGATGACCACCGGCCGCACCAGCGGAAACTCAATGCTTCCCATCAAGTTTGAATTCTCCGACGGAACCGGCCGCACCACGACAGTCGAAGAAAACCTCGTCTTCTGCGAAGCCGCCAAATGGAAGATCGACCAATTCATGAAAGCCTGCTCCGGCCAGATGGCTCCTGGCCGAAAGATCAACTTCACCGACGCTGATACGCTGAAGTGGATTAAGGCTCGCACTGGAACAGCTAAGCTGAAGATTGAGAAATTTGTCAGCAAGGCGGGGAAAGACTGCGAGAAGAACGCGATCGAAGCATTCCTCTACGGAAAAACAACGGTTGATGGCACGACGCTATCGACACCGCCCGCGAAGCAACAACCTCCGTCTGCTCCGGTGGAGGAAGTGGACGACGATCATATCCCGTTCTGATAGATTTCTACCACGTCAGACGCGCCCGAGGCAATAGCCACGTAGAGAGCGTCACGGTATGGCCGCAACACTGACGGAAGGCACGGCCCCAAATAGGAGTTCTGGAAAATGCGTCGAACCATCGACAATAGCTCCGCACACAGGTGACAGCCGGGAAAGACCGGCAACCAATCCGGCGCGTGTGCGCAGCAACGGGAAACCGTGCGCGTCGGACCACTCTCCTACAAATAACAACACCATGAACATCCTCCACCTAGAAATCACCGACCTCAAGAAAATCTCCGCCATCGAGATCGACCCCACCACTGGCAAGCCCGTCGTTCTGACCGGCGACAACGGCCAAGGCAAGTCCTCCGTGCTCGACGGCATTATCCTCGCTCTCAGCAACACCGGACTGGATGACCCGATCCGCCACGGTCGCCCAGCGGCTTCCGTGAAATTGACCCTTGGCACCGACAAGGCCGAGTATCTACTGGAACGCAAGATCACGAAGAAGGGCAGTTACCTCACCCTGACCGACGCCAACGGAATTCCCGTGCAGAAGGCTCAGACGTTTCTTAACGGCCTGCTAGGCAACTACGCATTCGACCCGCTGGAATTCACACGCTTGAAGCCCAAGGCGCAGGTTGAAGCTCTCAAGACTGCCGCTGGCCTCGACTTCACCGAGCTGGATGCTAAGCGCGCCGGCCACTACGCCGAACGCACTGCCGCAGGCCGTGACGGCAAGGAAGCGGTCGCGCAGCTCGCTGCGGTGCCTGAACCTGCCGCCGACGTTCCTGCGGAAGAGGTTAGCGCAGTGGAGTTGGTGGAGGTGTTGCAGACGCTTGAGAAAAACGCCGCGTGGCTTGTCGCCGCCGAGCGCCAAGTGAAAGAAGCGATGGAACGTGAAGCTGCCGCCTTGCGAGAAATCGACAGCATCAAGGCGAAACTCAAGGACGCGGAGAACTATCATTCGACATGCGCCGAGATGATTGACGAGACGCAGAATATCTTGAAGGCCGCGCAAGCGACTGCTGCCGATCCTTCTGCCATCGACGCCGCCCGCGACGCCATCGCCAAGAGTGATGAAACCAACCGCGCCGTGCGCCAAGCACGCAAGCACGGTGAACTCACCGCCAGGGTGAAGAAACTCCGCGCTGAATACGCCACGCTTGATCGCAGGATTGAGGAGATCGACCTTGCGAAGTCGAACGCGATCAAAGACGCCAACCTGCCGCTCGACGGCTTAGAATTGACGGACGAAGGCGTTTTGATGAACGGCGTGTTTTTCAGTCAGCTTTCGACGGCGGAGCAGATCCGGGTTTCCGCGCTGGTTGCGATGAGTCAGAATCCGAATCTGAAAATCATCGTGATCCGTGAGGGCGCTTTGATGAATTCCGCGAATCTGGACATGCTGGCGAAGCTGGCTTCAGAGCGGGATTATCAACTTTGGATTGAGAAGTTTCAGGAGACGGCCAGCAGCGAGGGATTGCATATCGTTGACGGGGCGGTGGCGTTTGTGGATGGGGAGGAGGTTCAGCCATGAGTGATTTCATTGAAATCGCAGGAATTAAATTTCCTCGTCCTATTAGTTCGTTGCCGAAAGACAGGAATGCTATGCTTCATTTTGTTGACCTTCAAATTAGCGACGGTGTTCTATCTGACCGTTTTGACGAATCTGATTATCACTTGAGGGCAATTTACAACGGAATCGCCCATCTTAATGAAGATGCGGCGAAGCTTCACGCTAAAGCTCTTATCCGGCTTAACCATGGATTTGTTTGCCCTTGCCGTGATGAGGAGGTGGGCGGTGTCTAAGCCTAAAAATATGACGGAGGAGGAGTGGAGGGAAAAAAGAAGGGCTTACATGAAAGCCTATTGCCAAACCTCTAAATACAAATCTTGCCAGAAAACCTTTTATCAAAACCCTGAGAACAAAGCCCGAATTAAAGCCCGCGCTAAAGCGTGGTATCAAAACCCTGAGAACAAAGCCCGAGCTTTAGCTCGCGCTAAAGCCCGCCAAAAAATTATCAGCCAGACGCCTAAATATAAAGACTACCGAAAAGCATACAGACAAAAGCCTGAAAATAAGTCTCGCATTAGAGCCCGCAAAAAAATCTTCAGACAGACGCCTAAACATAAAGACTGGCAAAAGGCATATAACCAAAAGCCTGAACGTAAAGAATGGGCAAGAATTTACAGGAAAACTGACAAATATAAAAACTCATGCTCATACATAGCTGGCGGGCTTGGCCTCACCGCCTCTATCCTCCGCAAACACCCCGAACTCCTAGAAGCAAAACGCGAACAATTAAAAATACACAGAAATCTAAAACAATGCACAAGAACCCCAGCAACCTATCAGAAGTCCGCGACAATCTCGCGGAAGCCGCTTACACCGCATGGATTGACAAGTCTTTTGTCCCTAGAGCTATCGTCATGGTCAATGCCATGGGTAAGACAATTAACTCAGTTGCTCTTGAACTCAAAGCCGCAGAACTGAACAAGACGGAAGCAACGTCAACCATGCTGCTGCCAATGAAACAAGCATCCAAGAAACTCGCACCATGAAACCAGAAAACACAATAACCGGCGTAGCCACCATCACCGACCTCAACGGCAAGCAAGTAATCATTGCCTGCGAGGATTTA